GCCTCTTCTATCGTAAGTACTCTACATTCACTAAAATCAATGGCAGATAAATTACTCTCATAATAATCCATCCATGCTAAATCGAATAGATCAGGGTTGACAGAAGGTGGAGCAAAAGATGAATCTAGTATGGCTTGCGCAATGCCGTCCATCCAAATCCCGTTCTCATCAACGTATCCTTTCAAATTCTGCAAATCCATATTTACTGGTACAGGTGTGAAACCTTTAAGTGGAGTATATTCCAATCTAGTATCATTCCTCTTATTCCTTAACTGATTATCAGTACCAAGCACTTGACCATAACTATTCTCATCCAAATGTAATAAGCAACTATTAGGTGATACCTTAGATAATTTCAATAATTTATTCGAATAATTAATATAAAGTGGCTCATTAAGTACATTCACTTCAAGGCCTCGTTTCAAAGGGTCAATTCCTTTGATACACTCATTAATCTCACACGCAAATAATAAAACACTAATACCACATTCTACATTCCTCCCATCAATGGTATTAGCAATGTGATAACCTACGATTCTACATGACTCAGTATGAACGATAAGTGCTCCACAAGTCCCTTGGCCCCAACCTGGATCGCCAGGGTGGGTTGGATAAAGAATTCCAATGGTACTATTACCAGTCATGGTATCTGGATATTTGGCCCTATCAATGGCTATATTCCACGTTAGGACCTCTTTTTCACGCATACTGAAAGCTACTGCACTACCAGCATGTACAGTTGGATCATCATCTGTTTCCTGCATATACTTAATAATATTGGCACCACCAAAAATGTCTTGTCCTAACGGAACTATACACAAATCTCGTAGCTCACCCGTAGTGTGTGATACAATACGTCTCAGTTGATTGCTTCTAATCTGCACTGTATTATCTTGAGTTACATTGGAAGTGTTAGGTGTGGAAATGGTTAAACAAAATATAGCAACATCACCCAAACTTGAGAAATAGTGATACGGGGCTAAAATTAAACCGGCAGCAACAATCATGCAATTTCCATCGTTCACCTTATCATTCTCTGGAGTGCTAACCATAATTCTACGAGTCTGCTGTTTAATCACTCTACTAATCTTATCCCTGAGATTAGTTGGGACATGTGGGTAGTCCGAATCACGCTGAGTTATGGCATAGGCCTTACGCTCGTTCTTTATAATGGCTTTCTTCCGATCCATAGCCTTACCACCGACTGCATTAATCATTAAATTCGCCTCAGCTAAATTCTCAGCCGTTAGCTCGTTCTTATTTGCAGTAACTTTCTCCACATTATGCACACTGTCCGCAGGCGTTTTATCTCCAGAAGAGAAAATACTACACATAGCCGTCAACACATGCTTTAGTAACATAGCAGAAGCAACTCCACTCAAAATGAGTAGAATGCGTTTAGCGTGTGGATGCATCGTACCTAAACTATCATGATATGTCTG